ACTTCAGTAATGTTCCCGCTGTAATTGATTCCGTTTGTACCTTTTCTCAAGACGGGAAATCTGTTGTTTGAAAATGTTACATACTGATTCAGGTTATAGTCTTCGTAATAGCAATCCATCATTTCGCTATCAATCGTGATTTCGGAGCGACTATAATTTTCAATTGTTACAGAGTTTCCATTGATGCTAAGTGTTCCGTATCCTTTTACGGTAATTTCTGGATGAGAGTCAAACAATGTGGGATTCTCGATTGTGCCACCATTCGGAACTATAACCTCTTCCTCTCCAGAAGCTAAAAACCTTTGCGGTTTCCTGCTGAACTCGATTGCGAACTTTACCATCTGACGGTCAGGGGAGAGCTTCGGCTCAAGCCCTCCCACATATCTCGCTACATAAAATTCCTCAGGGTGTATGCTGTCTTCAAGCTTCGCATACCCAAGGTTTTCCATCATGGCGTTACGAAACCATTCAAGATTGTCGGCGGCGTTCTCGTAAATTACACCCATATAACGATGTTGCATGTTTTCAAAGGTTCGATTACTCTGAAGCAAAGCCCCGTTTCTTCCCGGAACTTTGATTTCGGTCATGAGACTTTCAGGAGCTTCATCTGTATTCAGATCAAAGAGCCACACATTATAATCTCTGGAATCTATATCACCAAAGATAAAATAATCCATCATGCAAACGCCCTCCTTTTCTGATTATTCCACCTCGTAAACAGCTTCATCGTTTCTTCTGCAATCCTCTTTTCGTCTTGTCCTTCTCTCGGATAGATGTTAAATGTGATGCTATCAGCAGGATAGGCACGGCCTTTTCCGTCGTCATCGATGCTCATCGTCATTATGTCATCCGTGAAATCCGGGCTTTCCACATCACTGAATAACGAGTCTCCAATATCATCAAACATTGACATATCAGCATCGGCTACAGAGTCAATAGCATCCTGCAGAACATCTTTCATTTTCTGGATTGGCATGGCCTTTTCAAAGCCGACACCGATGCCCTGAGCGATTGGTTTTCCTACCAAATCACGGAATTTCTTTGATGGTGATGCGATACCAAGAAAACCCTGAGCGGCACTTATTAATCCTTCAGATACCTCTTTTACTTTGTTGTAAAGGTCTTCTGCGTGATTACCAATACCGCTTTTTATGCCGTTGATGATTTCCTTTCCGATTTTCCACCATTCTATTTCTGTGAATTTTTGGAATGCAGTTTGAGCTATTTCCTTCATTTTGTTCGGAATATCAACAAATAGAGCCTGAATGCCATTTCTAATCAGATTGATTAACGTTCTTCCGAGTCCAGTCCAATCAATGTTCTGAACGTAGTTGAAGGCATTTCTGGCAATATTGAGCATCAAATTAGGAATGGCTGTAATTAATGCCGTTATTCCGTTAACAATAAACGTGATAACCTTCTTACCGAGTTCAAACCATTCAATATCTTTGAAGAAATTAAATGCCGTTTCACCTATCTTTTTAACTCCGTCAGGAATGAGCGAGAACAGAGCTTTTATGCCGTCCCAAATCGTTTGAATAATGGTTTTCCCCACCCAGCTCCAATCGGCATCGAGTAAAGATGTGGTGATTGCGGAAACAATAGCAGGCAGATTTTTTATCAATACCGGAATCGCAGAAATAATCCCTTTCACGAGCGCAACAATTATTTCAATTCCCTTCTGTACTATCGTTGGCAAATTATCCGTGATAAATCCAGTAACAGTAGTTATAATTCCAGGCAAAGCTTCAATTAGTCGTGGAAGCGAATCGGCAATACCCTGAGCGATTGATAACAGGAAATTCCCTCCAGCCTCAACAATTTTAGGAAGGTTTTCACGTAGCGTTGTTAACAGAGTTTCTACTACCGTAATAGCACCATCAATAATTCCCGGCAGATTCTCCGACAACCACGAACCAGCATTATCAAACAAGTGAGCTAAGGCGTCCGCCAACTTCGGAACACCTTCTTGTATTCCGGTTATTAGCTTTTCGAGCAACCCGGCTCCTGCTCCTGCAAAATCAATTTCCTGAATAGTTTCAAGAATTGTTCCGAACAGATTCACAAGCGTATCTTTCACGAGTGGAGCATATTCTTTTACGATTTTCGGAATGTTTTTAATGATTTTCGGTAACAACAGATTTACAAGCTTCCCGACGCCCTCTATTGCATTTTTTGCAACCGGAGTGATGTTGTCGAAAACAAGCCCTATGCTGTTTACTAAATCATCCACTTCGTCTGAAATGTCGTTATTTCCATCCCCTAAAGCTATCAACAAATTGCTCCATGATGATTTCATCATGCCGATAGAACCTGAAATTGTATGCTCCGCTTCTTGTGCTGTGGTTCCAAGCTGTTCAGAAACTACTCTTCCCGTGTTTTGGTATATCTCAGCAACTTCTTCGGCTGTTCTTCCTGATATGCCCATTTCGCCCTGAATTGCGTGAATTGCTTCTGTGATGTCAGCAAAATTATCTATATCATAATGAATGCCAGTCAGCTTTTCTGCATCAGCAAGCAACTTCTCCATCTGCTCTTTTGTGCCGCCATAACCAAGTCCAAGACTGTCAAGCATCTGGAACTGACCCCTTGAAAATCCAAGGTATGCTTGTTTGATGGTGTCTAAGTCGTTGCCTAACTTGTTTGCATTATCTGACATATCCATCAAGGCCATGTTTGCAATTTTCGCGGCTCTTGTTCTGGATTCAGCTGTTTGTTCTACAGCCTCACTCATATTTCCATCAGTAGACTTCAAGAGTTCTTTTTCTTGTTTGATGTATTCTTTTAATTCCGTCAGTTTGTCGGCGTTGGATTCTTTCAGGGCGGCAAGCTGTTCATCATTTGATTCTTTTGCGCTCTGCAGTTTTGCGTCATTTGCTTGTTTTACAGCATCAAGCTGTTCTGACTGTGCTTCTCTCAGACTTTCCAGTTCACTGTTCTGCGACTCTTTCAGGCTTTCAAGCTGTGCTTTTTTCGACTCCTTAAAGGCGTTCAGGGTTTCTTTGTTCTGTTCCCTAACGAGTTCCAACTCTTCTCTGTTGGATTCCTTCATCTGTTCGATTCTTGCACTGCTTTCTTCCTTAATCGCCTTGACCTGTTCGTCCCTGCGTTCTTTCAGTGCGTCTTTCTGAGCATCTGCTTCATCCTTGATGTTGTCTTTCTGATCTTTCAGGGCTTCAATCTGCTTTTTCCGGATGGCGGCATTTTCCTTCTGTCGCTCTTTTTCCAGAAACTCATTCAGTTTTTCTTCTGCAAGCTTCCTATCTTCGGCTGTTTTTGCATACCGGATAGCTTTCTCATACTCAGCTTGCTTTGTGGCCTTTTCTGCGGCTTCTGCGGCTCTGTCTTCCGCTTCTGCCTGTTCGTTCAGGGCATCTATTTGAGCATCAATAGCTTTCAGACGTTCATATTCCTGCCTGTCGATGTTCTTGAGCGATTCCTTATACTCTTTATCGATCAGCTCTAATTTTCGCTCTGTGGCCTTCTCATAGGCTTTTACTTCAGCCTCCTGAGCCTTCTCAACCTGTCTTTCTCTTCGTGACAGCGATTTCTCGAGTGCAGAAACTTCTCTGTCAGCGGCTTTCGATGCGGCTTCATACTGCTTGTCAAGCACTTTCCGTCTTGCGTCATACTGTTTGTCCAGCGACTTGCTCAATTCGTTATACTGCTTATCAAGTGATGATTTCAGGTTGTTATACTGAGCGTCTAAAGCTTTTTTCTGTTCACTTGTCTGCTTGTCATATGATTTCTTTGCCGCATCATACTGCTTATCAAGTGCTTTCGACATGGCTTCTGTGTCTTGCTCCACGGCTTCAGACGTGCTTTCTGCAGTACTTTTCAGTAATGCTCCAGAAAACGATATTACCGTTTCCATGTATTCGTTAGCACTCATTCCGGCGTTTTTATATGCATCTCGTGCATACTGTTCGATAGTGCCAGCAGACTCCTTGAAAAGCGTCTCAACGCCACCTGTAAGTTGCTCAAAATCAGCAAAGGCGGAAACGGACGATTTAGTTAAAGCACCAACCGCCGTCACCGCCGCACCGATAGAAGCTATCGCCCCCGCAATACCAACTTTTATAGCACTTGCGACACCATCAAATTTCCCGCCAAAACTTTCAGCGTTTCTTTCAGCGTCGTCAAGCCCTCTTGTGTATTCAGACGAATCAAGTGACAGGCTTGCCATCAAATCAAATACGTTCATTGTTTCCCCCTAACGCATCTAATCTGGAGCTAATGTCTTCTATAATTTCGTCCGATGTCCTGTCATCTTCTACTTTTGCCGTTTTTCCGTTTGTGAACTCGATAAAGTTCAGGTTCATGACTTCGCCACCTGCCATATTGGCAGTGTTTTTCGTCAGAACTTTAATGCCTTCCGTCAGAAATCCACGGTACAAAAGTTCATTAGATGATTTTCCAATTCTCGCCATCAAATACTTGATGAAAAAATCTACTCTTCTGGTTCCTCGATATTCTCCGTAGCAGAGCCAGAACTCTCGCTGTCGATCTTCTGACTCTGCAACGAAAAAAGCATGGCAATCTCCGGCATCTTCATAATTTCCATAAGCTTCAAAGGCAATCCAAAGATGCTCGGATTATATGTTTCAGGGTCTTCCTGATCTATCAAAGCCATCATATGCAGGATTTCTTTTTTATTCATTTTCAGCAGTATCCGGACAATCTCAAGATTGTTTTTTGAATTTTCTACCGCTTCACGAAAATCCTTATTCTCGTAGATTTTTATAATGTCAGGCAGTAAATCTGCAAGCAGATCAATGCCGTCTTCACCTTTGTAATCTGACAGCTTCATTGGCTCTCCCCTCTAAATTAATTACCTGTGGTTCCTCCCGTATTTCCGCCCGTAGTTCCACCTCCAGATGTTACAGGTTCAGCAGAGTAGAACTCAGCTGGAACTACGTCCTGTGCGTTAATGGAAACGTGTCCTGTGATTGTGCAGGAAATCTGTCCCTTCCCTGATTTCGTAGTCTGTAAAGAGAATCCACCAGTTGACAGTGCGTTGCTGATCTTTACAGCGGCAAATCCGCCGTCAGACCTGTCTCCAACCCACCAAAGAGTACTGAAATCCGTTAACTCTAATTCTCTTCTCGGTGTAACCTTTTCTGTCCCGGTAATATCCGCCGCACCAAGTGCAAGTTTGATTACATCTGCACTGACGGACAAAGCTGTGAAGGTCATGGTTACCTCCCAACTTTCAATCCTCTTTAATTCCATCATGTTTACCGGACAGTTATCTATATCTTCACCGAAATCGCTGAATGTCGGCACACAGCTTACGCTAATTCCGCCTGTAGTAGCAGTTACAATATCAGCCTCGGCAGGCGCGGCAGGGCTTGAAGGATCAAAATCCTTTAAAACCATTCCTGCTTCGACCTGCAGTTCATCAAAAGTATTCTGCGGGATTTTAGTAAAAACGCCCATGTTATCCTCCTTTGTAAAAGATTTCAAACATGGAGTGTCGGTGTCATTCCGCAGTTAAGAACTCTACTTCAATATTGATTACGATCCTTCGTATCATATCGTTTTCATCACTCATTCTCTGAGCAAACGGGTGTCCACGCTGTACCCAAACACGACCAGAATCAAGTTTAAACACCTGTCCACCTAAACCAATGGTTTCGGCTATCTCTTTTGCCTTCTGTGAGATTCTCGTCCACGAAGTGCCATAATCCCACAGGGAGGCATTCGGATAAACAGGATGCTCTAACTCATCTTCCATCGTCATGTAAGTGATATATGGCGGTTCAACCTGCTGTCCATTGAGCTCCCTCGGAACAGTTGCTTCATCAAAAGCAGGCCATCCAAATTGGCTCCAGAATGTTTGATACCAGTGTGATTTATCCATTATTCAGAACAAATTCCTCCGCACTTACTTGACGCATATCTAAGGTTGCTCTGGTAGGTGTAAATTTATCATCACCATCAGATGTAACTCGGAAGACTTTCCCGTCTCTGTTTCGTCTAAAAACATCGTGATACTGCAGATTTAGTACCTTGCTGGTTGTTACGGTATATATTCCTGTAACTCCCTGCTGTTCTGCCATTTTCGCCTGTATAGAGGTGTCAAGGACAATAGCGGCCTTAAATTCAGCCCCTTTTATCCAGATTGTGTTATATCCCCCATATCCGTCCGATTGAGTCTGCTTGTTAAGTATCACACAATCTTCCATGGATTCTTGTAACAACATTACAGCTTCCTCCATCTGTTCAGGTCATCGGCAAAATGACTCCGCCAATCTGCAGGGTTTCCAGAACCAGAACCAGATCCTGACCCACTCTTTGAGTAGGAGTATCCGCCAAAAGACTCGGAATTATAAGGGCTGTCTATAATTTCTTTATTCTCTTCCTTCCATTGTGCAATCTTTTCAGCAAGCTCAACAACAGAAGGTGGTATACCCATCGACCATACCGCACCTTCAAATTCTTCATCTTTCAACTCCGTTGGGTACTTGTAAACCCCGTCATTTAACAGGCTTCCAATGATGCGGAAATGCTGACCGTTAAGCAGGCTGATTTCCGCATCGTCTACGTAAACTGTGCTACCAGAAACACGTACAGTTCCAATCCACTTGTCGTGTCCTCTGTCGAACCAGTTCCTTAATTCCTGACATAATTCGGTCAGCATCTTTGCACCCCATTATTCCTCTTCAGCCTTCTTTTCCGGCTTTTCAACCTTTTCAATCAGAGGCCTTCTCTGTTTGTTGTTTGAACTCGCAAGTTCTTCAATCCGCATTTCGGTGACTTCCAAGCCTGTGCGCGGGTATTCGTCGCCTACTTCATACGGATGTAAATTGTCCTGCAAGTCCACAAAATACTTTATGACTTTATACATCATTCAGATTCTTCGGATTTTTTTCCTGAATCCGCCTTTCGTTTAGTCCTTTTTCCCCCTGACCCATCTGACTTACTGATCAAAGGCTCACCGATGCGGTTTGAATTGCTGAGTAATTCCGCAATTCTTCCGCACGTCGGGTTAAGCCCATCTCTCGGATAGGCATCACCGGATGTGTACACATGTCCGTTGTCTGTAACGTCAGCAAACTCATGTATAACTGTGTAGGCCATTATGCACCTGCGCTTACTGATCTCGTGTAATATGTTTTTCCTGCAACGACATCGGCATCAAGAGTTTTGAAATACTCATTGGTTGTTGCATCCTTCTCAAAATATGTTCCGATGTTGGCCTTTAAAGGGCTTTCAACAGCGGTGAATGTTGCAGTACCAATATCAACAACAGCAATACCATCAATGTATTCCGCCATGAGGGTTAATCCCATGATTGCGAAAGATTCAGATACCGCCGTTCCATAGTTCCCGTCTACGTGATAACCGATAAGCGGTGTTTCGCCTTCAGTTGTATAGACCATTCCAGCTCTTGAGAAATCAGAATCATCAGGAGAAACATAATAAAGGATCATGTTTTCAACTGGAGTTGCAAGGATTTTCCCTCTAGGAACTTCACCTGCAGAGCACAGGAAAAGTCTGCTGTATCCGAGGAAATCCTCAATATACGTCATTCCAAAGGCTGTTTGAGTGGTGATGTCGGCCGCACCAAGGTAATCATATGCATCTAAGATGTTGCAAAATCCTACAATCTCAGTGATGCCTTTGTGCATTGACTTCCACTTATTTCTAACCCTGCCCTGAGCCTCAGCAAGAGCCGCCTGAAAAGTTGCCTTTGCAGAAATTAGAGTCCCAGTTACGATATAGTCATAAAACCTGTCAGTGACGTTCGTTGTTAACTCGAACATAAACTGTCTATCTGTCAGATTAATTGCATCATCATAACCGTGCTCGTTAATCGCCTCAATCGACACACCCTTCCTGAACTTCTCGATTGCAATAGGAGCATAGTCTTTTGTGTATACATGCGCTTCGGAATATGGGATTTCTGTTCCTTCTGCTACAACTCCACTTTCAAGAGTTACCTCTGCATACTTTGACTTCAGCACAGTTCCCGGAGTTTTGCGAATCAGTCTCATGATTCCCATGATTTCTCTGAGATGTTCCCAGTTGTTCTGAAATCTCGTTACAAAATCCACTTCTCTTGCAGTAGTCTGAAAATTTGCAGTCTTTGTTACTCCTGCCATTCTCGTTCACCTTCCTTTTAGAAGCCAAACAGTTCGTGCCTTTCCGCTATAGCGGCCTGTCTTTCGGTGTCATTCTTAATTTCCATGATTTCTTTCTTCGTCATGCCACCGTACTTTCCACCTTTACTCCCGGTATCTCCCGGCGGATTGTCTGTGCCAGCGCCTTTCTGTTCTTCCTGCTCGATGTAGTCCGCCCAATCGTCTTTGATGGATTTTCTTAATTCCTTTGCGTTGGTAATCTTTCCATCATCGTCAAGCTCTACACCATTGACACCCTGCCACTTCATAATCATTTCAACTCCTTTTTCAGATACTTTCATATCTTTCAGGAGTGATTCAAAGGCGGTTTTCTTGACTGCTTCTGCAGCTTTCTTTTCCTGTTCAGCCTTATATTCTTCAAACTTCTTCTTTAAGGCATCATAGTCTTTGCCTTCACGTTCCTTCGCATCGGCTTCAACCTGTTTCTTCAGTTCATCCAGTTCCTTCAGGACTTCCTTCAGTTTTTTAGAGTCTTTATCCGCTCCATCGAGTTTATCTTTGAGCTTTCCAATCTCATCCTGCAGAGCGTTGACCGTTTCACTGTGGCCTTCAATGATTGCGTCAATCTGAGCAGGTTCTAAACCCATAGCAGATAAGTCTTTCCTCTTTAATGCCATATATTTTTACCTCTTTTCTTTGAGTGCTGTTCTTCGCTACGCTAAGTATACCATATAATGTAAAAAAATCAAATTTCTTTCTAGACTTACTTTAATTCCTCTTCCAGTATTCTTTT